GATGGGATGGTATTGTCAAAATGGGTTGGCATATTCCTGACGCAGTGCATCTTGCCGATGATGCTCATCAAGTAGGCGCAGCATTGTTTATTAACAATTCGGGAATAAATCTGACGTATAACAGCATTGCTTGGCGCATGCGGACTTCGGATGGTGGTCAAAAAATATATGCAATCGGGCCTCACGATGACGCAAACTTAAATACTAATAATGTGTATTACAATTTTCAAGGGTCAAGAAATTCCTCTATTGGTATTCGGTTAATCGAAAACATCAACAATTCAGCTGTTCCGGGATGGGCATTGACGAAAGTCTCAAACGCGGATGCTAATCATCCCAATGCTTTGATCGTCCAAGGTGGTAATAATAACGATGGAAGGATAGTTGTTGATGGAAGTGGGAATGTTGTACTGCGGTCGAGTGGAACGGGCGAAACATGGCCTAGAACTGAAAGAGTGTGGGCTGGCACAACTTCACCAAACTTTCACGTTGCCACATTAAACCATAATTATCGCCATCCTACGTTTTTGGATGACACGAACATGACAGGCTATATATTAAATGCAGCCTATCGCAGCTCGACTGTATCGGCGTTGGATCATCGTGGGAATCTTTTATGTTTAGCTGATGGCGGAGGTTTGTCGATAAAAGCTGGCGGCGAGAAAGCCAAGGCAGGAACGGTATCGCTAGTCAGCGGCACTGCCACTGTCGCATCAAAAAGCGTAAAAAATAATTCGTTGATATTTCTAACGGCTCAATCTGGGTCTGCAACTGGTGATTTACGAGTCTCTTCAAGGACTGCTGGAACGTCTTTTACCATAACGAGCAGCAATGCTTCAGATAATAGGTCGATTGCTTGGCTGATCATAGACGTGTTATGAACTACAGATGCCGAATCAGTCTGATGGCCGCCGCGATGTTTGTCGCGGCCTGCGCCTCGACGCCGCGTAATCCCGAGGCGTGGATGGAGCGCGAGATCAACGCCTGTCTGCCTACGGCGATTGCCTTTCGGGAGGGGCTGCGTAGATACAACGTCTGGTCCGAGGTGCTCGTCGCCCGGTGGTGGGACGGCTCTTCACCCCGCGGCCACGCCTATGCGGTCTATCTTTATCCTCCGGGGAAGAACCAGCTGTGGACCTATGACCAATGGGGCAGCTATCGGTCGCATGCTTATACCAACAGTCCTGTAATGGTGGCCCATGCCGCCAACTTGCAGCGCAACCTTTCCACCGAACGATTAACCGCCGAATACCTCCAATGATCTACAAATTGAAAAATTTATTGATTCGCTGGAGCGCACGGTGCGTGACGGGTCTAATGTTGAAGAAAGAATGAGTCGAAAACTATGATCCACGATCAGCATACTTTTGCTCCACTAATAAAAGGCGTCACGGGCATGGTGGCGTCTTTTAGTGGTGTATTCATATCGCTGATGGCTCACGTTGAGGTGGTGCTTCGTGTTCTCGGGGTGGGGGTGGGTCTGGCCTGCGGTATCGCCTCGCTCATCTCGATCATTCGCAACATGCCAGCGCGAAAAAAATGAAAGGCGCATGATGAAAAGTATCCTCCTCTCGCTGGTCGCGCTGGCTCTTACGGGTTGCGCCAATCTTTCCGAAGTCCGCTTTGGTTGGGACTTCACCAAAAACTCGCTGACGGTTTCCATGCCGTTGGCCAAGCCAACATCAAGCAAATGACTAACTACAAAACGACAATCCTCGGAATCGTAACCATCCTCGCCGCGGTGAGCGTGGCCGCAAAAGAATTTCTCACCAATGGCTCTTTGCCGGATATTGGAATCCTGTTTGCGAGTGTTGCCGCGGGATGGGGTTTGATTGCTGCTCGTGACGCCAAAGACTAAACCGCGCATTTCCCCGCGGGAGGTGGGCAAGATCATCGAGCGTAACCGGGTGGTTGATCCGGTGGTGCTGGTGGGTATCCGCGGGTATTACCTGCGGACGATGGGTGATCCTACGCGCAATGACCGCGGGCTGTGGGATGATGCCATGATTTTGGTGTCGCCGGAGGTGTATGCGACGTTTAACGCCAATACCGACCCAAGCATTTACCGCACGGGCATTGCCTCGCTAATGGAGGGGGTGCATCGGTATCGGCGGGGTAATCACGGCATCGGTCGGGGGCCGGGGTATCCGGCGCTGCGTCCGGCGACTACGGGGGAACGCTTGCCCGTGCGTCGGGATGGGCGCGAGGGTATCCATGATGGTGTAGCCATCAACATTCACCGCGGAGGATCAATCGCATCCACGTCACCGCGGGCCACGTCCTCGGAGGGGTGCCAGACGATTCCCCGCGAGCAGTGGGAGGCGTTCATCAATCTGGTTTATTCGGAGATGCGGCGGCACGGCCAGCAGACCGTGCCTTACGTTTTAACGGCGGCACCGAGCGCGTAATGGCGTCGGCCATCGTGGTGATCGAAGCATGGGTGTAGGCGTTGCTGATTTTTGTCGAGTCGTGGTCGCAGATGAGTTGCCGCACGCGCTGATCAATCCCTGCATCGACCATGAGACTGTTGATCGTATGCCTCCAGCTATGAAACGTCTTGTCGGTCATCCCGCGACCTTGGCCTTTCTTTTGGGTTTTCGTCCGTGTGATGCCCGCGCTGTCCAAGAGCCGGGAGAAGTGTTTTGAGGCCACCGCGTTGCTGAGGCTGGCAAGGCCGGGCGTGATGTAACCGCGCTGGCCGGAGGTGCTGGCAAGGCTGGCCAGTTCTCCGACCAAGGGAACGGCAACGATTTTCCCGCGGCGGCTTTTCTTTTCCGGGGTGAAGCGAAGGATGCCGTCTTGGATTTCCTCGTAACGGCGATGAATGGCATCGCCCAAGCGCATGCCGTAATACAGACCGAACAAGCAGGCGGTGCGCCATTGGGCATCTGCTGCTTTAAGAATAGCGGCAATGTCAGCGGGGGAGAAGGTTTTGCGTTTGCTGGTGGACTCGGTGCTGGTCATGCGCAGCAAGGCGGCGGGATTGGCTTCGATGTGCTGCAAGTGCAGGGCGCGGTGGAATACGGCGCGGACGGTTTTGGTGACTTGCTGGGCGGTGAGGGTAGAAAGGCCGCGTCTGGTCAGGCTGTGGTAAAACTCGGAAATATCATCGGGGGTAATGGAGCGAAGATCATGGCGCGTCCGTTGGCCAAGAAACGCGGTAAAGTGGGCGCAATGTTTGACGTAAGACTCCATCGACCGGGGCTTGGCGGTTTTAGCGTCGAGGTAGCTTTGGGCGGCTTTTTCCCAAGTGGTGCGTCGGCGTGATCCGTTCTTGCCTGCGGCGCGAAGTAACGCATCCAAGCGGGAGTTTGCCCATACTGCATCGGGCGTCTGGTCTCGGAGTTCCCGGCCAATGGCTTCCATCTCATCGGCGACTTTCTTTGCCGTGCGTTTGGGGGTGGAGAGGTGGGGCAACTTCGTGGATCGGATGGTTTGCATCCAGTAGCCTCCTGCCGGATGATCGGTGGCGGCATTCCAGACGCGCATGCGTGCCATCCAGTAAGGGGAGTTTGAGAGGGTGGTGAGTGAAGCCATCAGAGACAAGAGTTAGCACAGTTTCTTATACATGCAAATATGGTAAATGCGTGCATTTTGACAGTGTATTTACTCTGTTAAAGGGGTGAATTGAAGAAGCGTCGGTTCGATTCCGACCCTCGCCTTTTTCTCTGTAAAGTGGGGAAAAAGTGGTGGAGTTAGCACAGTTTGTTAGCACACCTTTTAACTTTATTTGCTTTTTAACTCGGGGTGTGGTCTAGTCGAAACATGCCTTATGCAAACCCGGAGGATAAGAAGGCGGCAGATCGTCGCCGCTATAAGGAGCGGTATGAGACGGAGCGGGGTTTTGCCCGCAAGGAGGCAGAACGAAAGGCCCGGTATTACGCGGAGAATCCTCGCTATGCGGCGCGGGTGAAGGCGAAGGTGCTGGCCGGACGTAAGAAGGTGAAGGCGACTAGCAAGAAGGTGGTGGCCAAGCGCAAGGGGGGTGCTAGGAAATGAGTATGAAAAGATCGCTGCCGGAACCAAGGGAGTTGCTGTGCCAGCCGACGCTGGGGGCGTTGCAAACGGTGCTGATGGCGGTATTGGTTTTGCCGTGGCTTTTGCCCGTGATGTTGATTGTGGGGCTGACGAAGGGAACGGATTGGATCGGTAAAAAGCAGTGGTGGAAGTTGTATTGGGCAAGGTTGTGCTGGCATGAGCAGGAGGCGCAAAGCAATGCGGTGTTGCATCGTTGGAAATCTTACGGGCATTGGGTGATGTATGCCTTGCTTGGTGCGCCGTTGTGGGTGCCGCTGATTGTGGTGTGGTGGTGGTTTGCGGGGGTTAAAGAGTGATGATTATGACACTGGCTTGCATGTGCGAAGTGGCTTGAATGCTGGCTTGGCGGGAAAAAAATTTTTTTGAAAAAAAAGTTTGACGGGTTTATTAAACCCTACTAAGTTTTAGGCATGCCTGATAAACTTGCAGACCATCGCAAGAGGGTTTCATTTGCCGAGGACCAAGAGGTTATCGACCAGTTGAAACGTATTGCGAAGAAGGATGGCAAGACGTTGACCGACGTGTATGCCGAAGCAGCGCGATTGCTGCTTGCCCAAAAACAAAAACATAAATCCCACAAATGAAATCAACGATAAGTGTAGCACTCGATAAGGGTTTAATAAACCAACTGGAAGAAGTAAGCAAAGCGGAGGATCGTTCGGTGTCCTCTATTTTGCGTCTCGCGGGGCGAGAATATTTGGCAAGGTTTAATAAACCTGTTGGCTCGCAAAAGGTTACGAAGGTGAAGCAAAGGGGGGCGCGATGACGGCGGATAGGCTGTATCGGCAGGCGTTGGAGGCGAAGGCTTCGCGGTGTGAGGGGCGCAAGAAGCGCAATCTGGATCGGTGGCTTCCCGCGGTGAATGCGTTGCGCTCGAAGGGCTGGGATTACGCGGCGATTTGGGCGTGGCTCAAGGAGCAGGGGGAGGATGTGCATGGGTCGCGGGGGAGTTTTACCGCGGCCATGAGCCGTCGCTATATGCGGTGGCTGGCTAAGCAGATGCGCTAATTTATGAAACGATACAATTACAAGGTGGATGCTGGCTTTACGCTGGATGAGATGATCATGGCGCGGGCCGCGCTTTTGGAGTGTGTGCGGCGTTGGTGGAGGATGCGCCATAGTGTGTATATGCGGGGTAATATCCGCGAGGCGGTGGCGGTGTATCGCAAGTTGCGCGGGGCGTCGTATGAGGAGGTGGCACGATGAGGGAGGATTATTTGGCGGTGGTGGCGGTGGTGCTGCTGTGGGCGGCGTCGCTGGTGCTGGCGTATGGCCGGGGGTGGCTGCGGGGCTGGGCGCGGTGCTACGAGAATGAGCGGTGGTCGCGCTGGCTGCTGCGCAATTACAGCAACAGGTCGATGAGGTTTTGAGGCATGCAATCAACAAATAAAATACCCGCCGACGCAGCATGCCGCGCCGACGGGCTAATGGAGAAAAACATAAGTATGCAAAATGAAGCAAATGGGCAACTGGTTTTAGACCAGAAGCCGAAGGCAGCGGTGGATATCTCGCTGGATAAGAACGGGGTGATGTTGCGCTCGTTTGATGAGATGGCACGGTTTTGTAAAGCCGTAGTGAACTCTGGCCTTGCGCCGAAGGGGTTTAACTCGCCGGAGGCGGTGATGGTGGCGGTGCAGCATGGGTTGGAGTTGGGGCTGGCCCCGATGCAGGCGCTCCAGTCGATTGCGATTATTAACGGCAAGCCGTGTATCTATGGGGATGCGGCGTTGGCGTTGGTGGCGTCGCACCCGGCATTCCTCGACATTGAGGAGACGATGGAGGGCGAAGCGGCGAAATGCACGGTGCGGCGGAAGGATCGCAGTGCGGTGGTGCGGACGTTTAGCGAGGCGGACGCGAAGCGAGCGGGGCTGTGGGGCAAGAGTGGGCCGTGGCAGCAATACCCGGCACGGATGCTCCAGATGCGGGCGCGTAGCTGGGCGTTGCGGGATGCGTTCCCGGATGCGTTGCGGGGGCTGGGTATCCGGGAGGAAGTGTCGGATTACCAAGTGAAGCAGGCGCGGGGCCGGGTGGTGGCTACGAATGTGGTGCTGCCGGAGGAGGATGCGCCGGAGGCGGCGGGGGATAGCTCGCAGCGGGCGGCGTTGGCGGACAAGGCCACGGGAAGTCTTTTTGAGGAGGAGGCGCAATGAGTGATTATGACTTTGATGATCGTTGCCAAGATGAGCAGCGGGAGGGGGACATGGAGCGGGCGCATGAGCGCGGCTGTATGGCGTCGTTTGGCGTGCCGTTTGATCCTTATGACGATGAGGAGGGGGCAGAATGAATACAGGCATCCTATCGTTGCCGGAGGCGCAATACCGCGCTGCGGAGGGGATTAGTAAGTCGATGCTGGATTGGATCGCACCACCGCGGACGCCTGCGCATTACAAGGCGAAGGTGGAGGGGCGGATCGCAGAGGAGCAGACGCCTGCGATGCGGCTGGGGCAGATGATTCACCGGGCGATTCTGGAACCGGAGACGGTGGCCGGGGCGTGGGTGGTGAAACCGGAGGGCATGAATTTTGCCACGAAGGAGGGCAAGGAGTGGCGAGTGGCGCAATCGCTGCCGATTATTTCGGCGGAGGAGGCGGCGACGATCACGGGGATGCGGGATAGTGTGCATGCGCATCCTGCGGTGCGGCGGATTCTGGCCAAGGCGCGGACGGAGTGCTCGCTGTTTGCGAACGATGCGGACGGGATGTTGCGCAAGGCGCGGGTGGATGCGCTGCCGGAGAGTGGCAATGTGCTGGTGGACATTAAAAGTTGCCAGTGTGCCGATGCGGAGGTGATGGCCAAGAGTGTGATGGCGTATCGCTATCATGTGCAGGCGGCGTATTATCTCGATCTGTGCGAGTTGCTGGGGATTGAAAGGAGCGAGTTTTTGTTTGTCTGTGTGGAAAAGCAGGCTCCTTATGCGGTGGCGGTGTATGCGCTGGAGGCGGACGCTATTGAGATGGGGCGGCTGGAGTATCGCCGGGATTTGGCGGCGGTGCGGCATTGCATGGCTACCGATGAGTGGCCGGGCTTTACGCGGGAGATTACCGCGCTGGGGCTTCCGGCGTGGGCGCAACGCCAAGCGGAGGGGGTGCTATGACGCAGAAAGAACGCATTGCGAGAATGAAGGCGGGAAATGCGAGCCTGCGCAAGCAACTGGCGCATGCGCTTGCCCGAGAGCTTGCCGCTTATGAGCATGTGGAGGCGTTGCAAGTGGTGGTGAAGGATATGGATGCTATCCGTTGCCAGCGCGAGATGTGGCGGCGCAAGTGTGCAGGTGTGCCGATGTTGGAGCGGAGGATTGCGGCTTTGAAGGCGGCGATTACTCGCTTGAAAAATAGGCAGAGGGAGGTGCGACCATGAGCAACGATTTCCCGTTTGAGTTGGCGTCGTTTGTGCGACCGACTGATCCGGCTACGTCGCGGATGGCGGCGGAGTCGCCAAAGAATCGGCTGCGTTGGGGGAGCCAGCGGCAGCGGTTGCTTTCGGCGTTTGCCGAGGCGGCGGAGGGGCTGAGTGATGAGGAGGCAGGCAAGGCGACGGGGCTGTATGCGTCGCGGGCTTGCTATTGGAAGCGGTGCGGGGAGTTGCGTGATCTCGGGTGGATCGCGGACACGGGCCGGACGCGCAAAAGTGACTGCGGGCATGAGGTGATCGTGTGCGCGGTGACGCAAAGTGGACTGGCGGCGCTGGTCGATGCAGGGGGGGAACAATCATGAGTGGTCTAGTCAAAACAGATTATGCGGTGCGCTGGGCCGCGGGGGTGACGCCGGAGATGTGGCGTGACCGGGTGCTGGCTTTGGAGGAGCCGTTGCGGGGGGCGGTGGCGGCGGTGGTGTGGTGGGATATGTTTGCCATGCGCACGGTGGCGGATCGTTGGCCGCATCTGGATCACTTGCTGGGCCGGGCCGATGCGGTGCCGGAGCAGGTGCTTGCGGCGGGGCTGGTGGCGGTGGGTTATACGCCAAGCCGGGCGCAGAAGCGGGTGCAGCAGGGCCGGATGCGCGGGGGTGTGCCACTGACATGATCACGGCGATTGTGGAGGGTGAGCCGAATACGGCGACGGCGCAGCAGAAGGGCGTGATGGTGCGTAATGGCAGGCCGATGTTTTTCACCAAAAAGAAGGTGAAGGTGGCGCAAGATTTGTTGGTGGCACGGCTGCGGGTGTATGCGCCGCGCAAGCCGATTGATTTTCCGGTGCTGGTGAAGGTGAAGTTTGCCTTTGGCCGGACGAAGGCAAGGCCGCATGAGCGGCGGCATGGGAAAAGGCCGGACATTGATAATTTGCTCAAAGGGGTGCTCGATGCGCTCGGGCCTGCGGGCTGGCTGGCCGATGATGGCTTGGTGGATCAACTGGTGGCTGAGAAGTGCCGGGTGGAGGGGCCGTATCTGGAAGTGACGATGAAAGAAGCTTTATGAAATACCTAACTATGGAGGTGGAGCCATGATTTGGCTGAACTTGAAAACGACAACCTTGCGTTCGGCGGAGTATGTCGGCTGTGATCCGGTGCAACGGGCTACGTGGCTGAATTTGCTGGCGTATTGTTGCGAGCAGGAGAATGGCGGCAAAATCGAAGGCTGCGGCGGCTGGAAGGATCGCCAGTGGCAGCAGACTCTTGGGGTGACGCTGGCGGAGGTGCGCGAGGAGTGCGCGTTGTGGCGTTGGGAGGGCGAGGCGCTTTGCGTGGCGTTTTATCCCGACTTTAAGGAGGAAGAAGTGAAGGCTCGCCGCGAGGCTGGCAAAAGAGGTGGAAGCGCCAAAACCGAAGCAAAAAAACAAGCGTCCCGGCACAACGGGGCCAAGCACAACCCAAGCAAAACCCAAGCACAACCCAAGCAAAACCCAAGCAACAACCCAACGGAAAGGGAATGGGAAAGAGAAGGGAATGATAAAGGAAAGGAAAGAGAAACAATTACTAACGTAATTGTGGCGGAGACACCGACGCGGGGGGAGGTGTTGGAGGCGGCGAAGTTGATGGGCGTGGATGCCCAAGTGGCGGAGATTTTTTTTGATGAGGCCGAAAGTCGCCCGATTACCCCGGACGGAGAGTGGACGGATCGCAATGGGCAACCGATGCGAAATTGGCGCAATGCGCTTAAAGCGTATGGCAACAAGTGGTTGGCCAATGCCAGAGGCACCGCCTTTGCGCAGAATGGTGCCGCCAAGGCTTTGACTAGACCGGAGGGCGTCTGGAGCTTGGAAAAGCGTATCGAGGCCGCTAAGGCCGAAATTGAACGAATCCGGGGGGATGAAAAAAACTGGATGCGCCGGGCTGATAAGCCTTGGGAGCGAGAATTGAAACCGGAGGCCAAGGACTTAATGCGGGGCTTCAAGCAGCAAATCACCGATTTGCAGCGGCAGATTACGGGGGTGGCAGCATGAGCGCGGAAAAGGACAAATCGCCAACACCGGAGACGGACGCGGCCCAATTCGGGACAGGCAGAGTCAGCGTGGACTTTGCCCGCAAGCTGGAGCGCGAGCGCAACCAATACCGCCGCGACTTGGAACTTATTGCCGAAGATTGCGAAGCGTGGCTGAACAATCAGTGCGACGAAACCGCGTGCGAGTTTATCAAGGCAGTGCGCGACTACGCGAAGGAGGCCAGCAAATGAACTTGCGGGCCGATGAGGTGACGGGGGTTTTTCCGCGGGGGGCATTGACCACTGTGCGAAAAGGGGAGGATATGGGCAATTCGCTAGAGGATTATATCGCGCAAGAGATGCACGAGGATGAGGTGACGGTGATTAACATTCTGCAAGATCACGGCGTGGTCAGTGATGAAGCCGTGCATGCCAAGGATGTGCATAACGCGGGCGTGGCCGTCGCGTGGATTCACCGAAACCCACAGTTTTTTCGTCGCGGTCTAGTCAAAACAAAACGGCGATGAATCTTTTGCAGCAGTCTGGTAAAGCGGCGGGCCATTGTTTGCCTAGTGAGCATGACGCCTGTTCCCGTAACCGCATAAAAGCGGGAACCTGCTGCATCTTTTTTGCAAAGGACAATCTATGATTACACTGAACATTAACGTGATGAAGATCGACAAGTCGTTGCTCCATGAGGGCAAGACGGGCGGCAAGTATATGGGGCTGGTGCTCTTTGATAATAAGGAGGGCAAGGATCAATATGGCAATGATGGGTATGTGGTGCAGGACGTGGGCAAGGAAAGGCGGCTGGCCGGGGAGCGGGGGCCGATTATCGGCAACTGGCGTAATCTGGAAAAGCGGACGGAGGCGGCGGCACCGAAGCCGGAGGCAAAGCCCACCTCGGAAATGACTGATGAGGATATTCCGTTTTAAGTGCGGTGAATAACGGGGGATATTTAAGGGGGGCGAGTCAAAACTTGGTCAAGACTTTTGTCCCGTTTCCTGTGTAGGATCACGCTATGCCATCAACTGCTGAGGTCGATTTGGAGCAGCGCATTCACACCGTCGCGGAGTGGGTGCTGGGGGGCGTGCGTTATAGTGAGTTGCTTGCGAAATGTTACGGGCAATGGCGGGTGTGCAAGCGGACGGCTGAAAGCTATGTCGCAAAAGCCAATGAGTTGGCGCGGGCGTCGCGGATGCGGCAGAAGGAGGTGATGATTGCGCGGGCGGCGGAGAAGCTGGAGCGCATTCATGACCGGGCGCTGGCGCGGGAGGATTGTGCGGCGGCGACGGGGGCGGTGCGGGAGTTGATCAAGCTCTTGGGACTAGCGGAGCCGGATAAGCAGGAGGTGAAGCATGGGGCAACGGATGCACTGGAGGCGTTTTTGGGCAAGTTGGTGAATAATCCGGATGAGCCAAAACCTGTCTAATCCTCTGTGGAGGTTGCGTAACCTCTACCATATTAAGCGGGCGGATGATGGGCGGGTGATCCGTTTTGTGCCAAGGCCGGAGCAGCAGCGGGTCTTTGATATGCTTTTTGTCGAGGGGGTGCGGCGGCTGATTATCTTGAAGGCGCGGCGGCTGGGGATGAGCACGGCGTTGGATGTGCTGTTGACTGATCAGATGCTTTTTAATGCGGGGACGCAGTGCTCGCTGGTGGATCAGACGGCGGCGGATGCGGAGCGCAAGCTGGCGACGATTGCCAAGGTGGCGCTGGAGAATATGCCCACGGAGTTTCTGGCGCATGTGGAGCGGGTGCGCGATAGCGGCAGCATTCTTGAAGTGAGTGTGAGTGGACAGTCCACCTCCTCGTTTTTTGCGGGACTGCGGGCGCGGGGTGGCACGAATAACTGGTTGCACCTTTCGGAGTGGGGCGTGATCCAAGCCGATGATCCGAAGCGGTCGGAGGAGATTCTAACCGGGGCGATTCCCTCGGCGGAGCATGGGGCCATCATCGTGGAAACGACGTGGAAGGGGGGGCGCGGGGGGCATCTTTGGGAGATTGTGCGCAAGGCGCTGGAGACGCCGGAGGAGGCGAAGACCAAGAAGGATTGGCGGGTGGTGTTTTTCCCGTGGTGGACGGATGCCACGTATGTGCTGGCCGGGGATGTGGCGACGATCAACCCGGAGGTGGCCAAGTATTTAGATGAGATGGAGGGGGAGACGGGGCATAGGTTTTCGCCGGAGCAGCGGCTTTGGTATGATCGGCAGGCGCGGGATTTGGGGATGTTTATTTATCGGGAGTTCCCCACCACGATGGCGGAGTGTTTTCGCTCGCCAGTGGAGGGAGCGATTTATGCCGATTTGCTCGATAAGCTGCGGGCCAGCGGGGGCATTAGCCAGCATCGGATTGATGAAAGTGCGCTGGTGCATACGAGTTGGGACTTGGGTAGCCCGGTCAATGTGGTGACGTGGTATTGGCAGATGATCGGCACGGAGATACGGGTGATTGATTGCGATGTGGATTTGGACAAGACGCCTGTGCAGCGGGTGGCGCATATGCTGGCCAAGGGTTACAACTTTGGGGCGCATTACTTGCCGCATGATGCGGCGGCGACCAATACGAGCGGGCGGAGTTTTGAGCAGGAGTTGCGCGAGGCGGGGCTGGCCAATACGAAGATTTGCCCGCGGACGCATGATGTGTGGGTGGGCATCAATCGGCTGCGGCAGATGATGCCGCGATTTACCTTCCGCTTGCCGCATTGCGAGGCGGGGTTGCATGCGCTGGCCAGTTATCATTACAAGCGGGCGAGCAGCACGGGGCTGGTGATCAATGAGCCTGTGCATGATTGGTCGAGCCATGCGGCGGATGCGCTGCGGATGGTGGCGGAGGCGGAGATGGCCAATATGCTCAAGGTGTCGAGTGCGCCGCGTAGCCCGGTGACGGTGCTGACGGGGTTGCGCGATAGCAACCGAACAACGGTGGTGCGGCGATGAAGGCTCCGGCGAAACAAATCTATGACCTTTACGATGTGGATAGCCCGCGGACGTTTGGTGAGGATTTGCAGGCGTATTTGCTCAACGGCTATGTGTTTGCCACGCCGACGGAGATGCTAATGGCGCGTCCGGTGCCGAGCGGGGCGGAGCCTGCAATGATCAATAACCCGTGGCAGGTGTTTCCCGTGGAACGGTGTGATACGTGGTATATCTATGCCTATGCGCAGACGGGGAAAACTTCGCCGCTGGGTCTAGTCAAAAAACTATTGCGCTATCAGCCATTTCCGTTACGGCTTGTGGCGTGGGAGCGAAAGCGCGATGGCAGGTTGCGTTTTTATTCCATCACAAAATTACTGGAAATCCTGAGCTATGAGAAATTACGACAACTCGAAAATTGATGTGGCCATGAGGCGCAATTTTGGCGGTGGTGGTGGGCGCAGTGCGCCGCCTCCGATGCCGAAGTTTGAAATGCCGAAGCCTCCCGATCCGCCTCCTCCACCGCCTCCGGCACCAACGTTTATGAACGAGGGCGCGGCGGAGCAAAATGCGCAGCAGGGGATGGATGCTTACCGTCGCCAAGGCTTTCGCAAGTCGCGGATGGCGGGCGATACGGGCGGCTACACTAACCCGGTGACGGGTGCCTCCAGTCTGCTGGGCTGATGGTCTGGTAGGTCTAGTCTAAACGCATGAAGGATCAAACGGCTTTGGCGGATTGGGTCTTGTCGCGTCACGCGGAGTTGGTGGCGGAGCGGGCGACGTGGGAGACGGTCTGGCAGGAGTTGGGCGAGTATTTCTTGCCGCGCCGGGCGGAGATTACCAGCAAGCGGACGCAACCGGATACCAGCCGTTTTGATGTGCTCTTTGATTCGACGGCGATGCAGGCGGCGGCGACGCTGGCCAATGGGCAATTGGCGTATATCACGCCTGCCGATGCGCGGTGGTTTGCTTTTGAGCCTCCTCGCGGGGTGACGCATGATAAGGCGAAGGCGTGGTATAGCCGTTGCACGGAGATTGCGCAGAAGTTGCTGGCCACCTCGAATTTTTACAGCGAGGTGCATGAGGTGTATTACGATGATTCGGTGTTTGGGACGTATTGCCTGTTTGCTCGTCGCGGCAAGACGCATCCGGTGGTGTTCACGCGGTTTGAAATCGGGACGTTTGCCATTGCGGAGGATGATGAGGGGCAGGTGGATACGGTGTTCCGGGAGTTGGAGTTGACCGTGGAGCAGGCGGCGGGGGAGTTTGGCGAGGAGTATCTTTCTGAGAAACTGCGGAAGGCGCTGGCGACGTATCGGGAGCAGGGCAAGGGTGGGACGGTAAAGCATAAGTTTATCCATGCCATTTACCCGCGGAACCCGAAGGATCGTCAAAAGGGCAAGGAGGATGGGCCGAATAAGCCGTGGGCCAGTATCTATGTGGAAGCGGCTAATAAGCATGTGTGCCGCGAGGGGGGCTATGATGAGAAGCCTTTTTTTGCCGGGCGGCATGACAAGCATACGGTGGGGCCGTATGGGGTATCTCCGGCGTGGCGGGCGCTGCCGGAGGCGCGGCAACTGAATTTCTTGTGCAAGCAACTCGATGCTTTGGCGGAGGTGAAGGCGTTTCCAAGGCTGGCGATCCCGGCGACGCATGAAGGGGAGATTGATTTGCGGGCGGGCGGGGTGACGTATTTTGATCCGCAAAACCCGAACGCTTTTCCGAAGGAGTGGGCGACGGCGGGGGATTACAATATCGGGCTGGATCGGGAGAACCGGAAAACCGAAGCGATCAACCGGGCCATGCACGTGGATATGTTCCGGATGTTTTCGGACATTCAGAAGCAGATGACGGCGACGGAGGTCGCGGAGCGGGCCAGTGAAAAGCTGGTGCAGTTTTCCCCGAGCTTTAGCCGGAAAACTACGGAGTTACTGACGCCGATGTTGCGGGCGGTGTTTGGCATTTTGATTCGGGACGGTAAGTTTCCCCAGCCTCCCGCGGAAGCGGCGGTGCAGGATGATATGGGTAATCTGGTGATCCCGGAGCCGGAGGTGACGTATGTTTCCCGTGTGGCGTTGGCCATCCGGGCGATGCAAAATCTGGCGTTGTCGCGGTCGCTGGAACGCAATGCGATGATTGCGCAGTTCCGACCGGAGGTGCTGGATAATTATGATTTTGACGCGATTAGCCGGGATACGTCGCGCAATGACGGGTTGCCGGATAGCTGGATGAAGGACAAAGACCGGGTGGATGAGGAGCGGGCGCAACGGGCCGAAGCGCAAGCGCAAGCCGCGCAGCAGCAGCAGATGATGCAGATGGCGGAGGCCGCGGGCAAAGCGGGCAATGTGAAGCAGGATTCAATGCTGGGGATGCTGGTCAACCGGGAGATTGCATGAGCGATCCGGATTTAGAACGGGAGCGGGAGCGGCAGCGGGTGATCAATGCTTACCATCGGGTTTTTAACTCGGAGGATGGACGCAAGGTGCTGGCCAATTTGCGGGCGTATTTCCGCGTGGATCGTCCGGCCTTTGAGCGGTCGCCGATGCAGCGGTATGACGCGCTGGCGGCGGCGCTGCGGGATGGGCAGCGCGAGGTGATGCTTTTTATCGAACACAAGTTGACGTTGCCGACCAAAGGCGATGCCGACGTGGAAAAACCCAAAACCCAAGTGACGCGCTGATTTTTTCGGCGGGTCTAGTCAAAACCTATGGATACAAATAACAATGCAGGCGGAGAAAGTAACGGCAGCAATGATCAAGGAGTGGCGCAAGCGGCGATGCCGGGAGCCGCAGCAGGCGAGAAAACCTTGCTGGCCACGGAAACCACGGGCACCACGGGCACCAAAGAGGGCGGAGAGGATGCGGGAGCACAAGGCGTAGAAAAGCCGGAGTGGTTGCCGGAGAAATTCTGGCGCAATGACGCGGCGGATGTGGAGTCGCTGGCGAAAAGTTATCAAGGGCTGGAGCAACTGCTGGGCAAAAAGGCCAAGGCGGTGGTGCCTCCGGATGAAAAATCCTCGCCGGAGGAATGGGCCACGTGGCGCAAGACGCTCGGGGTGCCGGACAAGCCGGAGGATTACAAGATCAAGCCGGAGCAGTTGCCGGAGGGTTTTTCGTGGGATGAGCAGTCGGCCAAGCGCGTGGCGGAGGTGGCGCATAAGCATAATATCCCGGCAGCGGCGTTGCAGGATTTGGTGAAGTTTGACTTGGAGCGGCAGCAGTTGATGCAGCAGGCCGCGATCAGCATGGCGCAGCAGGAACTTGAAACCGGGCGCGAGGAGTTGAAGCGGGTGTATGGGGATAAGATGGATGAGAAGATCACGCTGGCCAAGCGGGCGGCGCTGACGGTGGGGGCCAATCCTTTGAGCCGGGGCTTTGTTGACCCGGAGGTGGTGAAGGCGTTTGTCTCGCTGGCAGAGAAGCTTAGCGATGACAAGTTGGTGGCGGGCGACCAGACCACGGCCAGCAGCAGCCGGGCGCGGGCGCGGGATATTATGACCAATAAGGCTAATCCGATGTATGCCCGGTATCAGGACGGTGATCCCGAAGTGGTGGATCAGGTGCGCCGGATGCTGACCAGCGCAAGCTGATGGCCAATAAGACCAAAGGCTGGCAGAAGTATTTGGCAGTCTCATGCACGCATGGGGCGGAGGCCGACCCGCGGGCGTTGGACGCGATGCTGCGTTTGCGCGAGGCGTGGAAGCCGAACTTTGTGCTACACTTGGGCGACGCGATTGACTGCCGGGCGATGCGCTCGGGGGCGCGGCGTGATCCGGATGGCGGGGATTATTCGGCCAGCGTGGCTGATGATCTGATGCAGGGTTTGGCTTTCTTGCGGGAGTTGAAGCCTAATGTCTATCTCTTTGGCAACCATGAGGCGCGTTTGCAGCATTTGGTCAATTCGCCTAATGCGTTGCACGCGGCGGCGGCGCAAGGGGTGCTGGAGCGGATTGAGAAGGAAATGGGCAAGCTCAAGTGCCACGTGATCCCTTACAAGGGGGTGCATCCCGATGGGATGTTTGCCTTGGGGGATACGTTTTTTACCCACGGGGCGCTCTATAATGTTTCCGCGGCGCGGGATTTGGCGGAGATGGTGGGCAAGTCGGTGGTGATGGGCCATACCCACCGCGTCGCTATGGAAAGTGCGCGGATTCATGCGCGGGCGATTGGTTGGACGATTGGCTGCGGGATTCGCTTGGATGTCGATTACAGTATTGGCCGTAGGCAAACGCTGGGGTGGAGGCACGCGGCAGCTTATGGGCATTTCAACGGGACGCATTGCACGGTGAACGTGGCGGTGTTTGATCCGCATTACCGGATTCCATTATGAAAAATAAAGCAGATGCAGACTTGGCGCGGTGGTGTGAGGTGCTGGCGGAGGATAAGCCCGTGGATCAAGTGCCGGAGGGATGGAAGACGGTCAAGCAGTTGGCCGAAGATTTGGGGAAATCGGTGACGGCAACGAAAATTTTGGTCGCCTTGGCGTTGAAACGCGGGGCGGTGGAGAGCCGACGCTATCGGGTGCGGTCGGCGCAAAAGGTGTATCCGGTGACGCATTACAAGCTGGTCAACGAGGCTGTAAAAAAGTCGAAAAAAGTTTTGACTAGACCCAAAAAGCAGCGATAAAGCGGGGATAGTTAGGCAGACAACTCCTGTAAGTGAGCCTGTCCTACGGCACCCACAAGGCCGACGACCCGCACGGCGCGGATAATCGGTAAGCCGAGGGACAAGAGAAAACCACAACCGATTGGGCAGCGCGGAGGCGCGGTCTAGTCAAAACCACAAGGAGATAAAATTATGTCTGCTACTACTCAAATTCCGCAGTTTTTCACAACTGAGTTTTCCGCAAATTGGGAACACTTGGTTCAGCAAAAGCTGAGCAAACTCCGCGACTTCGTGATGATTGATCGAGTCAAGGGGAAAGAAAAAAGTTACAATCAACTGGCCGCTATCGAGATGACGCAAATCACCTCGCGGGCCGCCACCACTAATGTCACGGACACGGCGATGGCAAAACGCTGGATTCGTCCGTTGCAGTATGAGAAGGCCGACCTTCTGGATGAATGGGATGCCGAGCTTTTGGGCGAGGTGTCGCTGCCGCAGAGTGAGTTGATCCAAGCGCATGCCGCGGCTTATGGCCGGGCTTGCGATAAGATCGTGCTTTCGGCGGCAACGGGCACCGCGTTCACGGGTGCCACGGGCACCACTTCCACGGTGTTGCCCAATGGCCAGAAGATCGGCGCGACGTTTGTCGAGTCGGGTTCTCCCGCAACCAGCGGTTTGACTATTGCCAAGCTGCGCCAAGCGAAATTCATCCTCGATGATAACAATGTCGATGAGGACGATCAGCGTATCATTGCCCTGAGTGCCAAGCAGTTGCAGGACTTGCTGCGCACCACCGAAGCGACCAGCGCCGATTACAACACGGTGAAGGCACTGGTGGCCGGGCAGATTGATACCTTCCTTGGCTTCCGCTTCCGTCTGGTGGACAAATCGTTCTTCGCCTACGACGGCGCAACGGGCATCCGAACCATCGTGGCTTATGCCAAGAGTGGTCTGCGCATGACCGACAGCGGGCGTAGCGTGCATGTCGATGTGCGACCTGACCGCAGCCATTCGCTGCAAATCCGCACGGTGGCATCTATCGGTGCTGCCCGTATGGAGGAGGCGAAGGTTGTCGCTATCGACTGCGACGAAATTATCTAACTTACCACCCCACCGCGCTGGCAGGCCGCGGATAAGTAGCCTGCCAATTTTTTAATCTTATGGCGGACTCCACTTCTATCTGCAATAGCGCGTTGGCCAAGCTGGGCAGTGGCATGATTATGTCGCTGACGGATGATTCCAAGCAGGCGCAATTTTGCAGCCGCTTTTACGATGAGACGCGGGATGAGGTGTTGTCTTCGCATCGGTGGAATTTTGCCATGCGGCGGGCGACGTTAAGCCGTTTGGCGGATGCGCCGGAGTTTGAATGGGCCTTTGCGTATCAGTTGCCCACGGATTGCTTGCGGGTGGTGCAGTTGAACGGGGCAGAGCCAAGTGAGCGCGAGGGGGAGTTTGCCGTGGAGCGCAATATGCTGATGACGGATGCCGATGTGGCTCAGGTGCGGTATATCGCCCGGATCACCGATGGCAGTTTGTATCCGCCGCTGTTTGTGGAGGCTTTGGCAACCAAGCTTGCCAGCAAGTTGGCGGGGCCGATTACCGGGAGCCGACAGTTGCCCGCGGAGTTGTTGCGGGAATATGAGGTGATCACGGGGCCGAAGGCGCGGATGGCCGATGTGTTTGAGGAGCAAAGGCGGCGTAAGCAGCCGTGGGTGTTTAGTGATCTGGTGCGGGCGCGGTATGCCCGCGGGATGTAGCGTTTATGGCGAATATCCTCGTCACGTCTCTTAACGCCGGGGAGTTGAGTCCCTACATGGATGCCCGTGTGGATGTGGAGAAGTATGCCAGCGGTTGCCGCAGACTGGAGAATATGCAGGTGTTGCCTTATGGCGGGGTGTTTCGCCGGGGCGGGACGGAGTATCTGGGCACGGCCAAGCTGGGTAATCGGCGGTGTCGTTTGATCGGGTTTAACTATTCGACCACGACGCGCTTTGTGCTGGAGGTGGGGCATCAGTATATCCGCTTTTGGAGTAACGGGGTGCAGGTGATGGCCGGGGGCGTGCCGCTGGAGGTGGCCACGCCGTATCTGGAGGAGCATTTGCGGGAACTGCAATATGTGCAGATTAACGATATTTTATACATTGCGCACGCCAATTACCCGGTGGGCAAGCTTTCGCGCTTGGCGGATAATAACTGGACGCATGCGGCGATGAGTTGGCTTTACCCGCCACTGGTGGAGCTTGCGCCGGAGTTTCAAGAATTGCGCTTGAGCAATACGCAGCTAGGCAGCGGGCGGACTTTGCAAAGCAAATCGGCGTTTTTTAGCACGGCGGATGTGGGCACGGTGTTTGCGCTCAAGTTTCGCAAGGATGCGGCCAATTTGTTTATCGAGCAGGCGGTGAACGCGAGTGGGTGGAGCGCGGGCTTGGTGCCGATGTCGGCGGGCGAGGCGTGGGATTTCCAGACTACCGGAACATGGAATGCCACGGTGGGCATTTACCGGACGGTGCCGGAGGAGACGGCCAAGGGGCTAATCACGATGGCGGTGACGCGCAGCGGGACGGTGGCCACGGTGACGCATACGGCGCATGGATACGCGACGGGCGAGGAATTGCAGTTTAACGGGGTGGCACCTTTTACGGTGAACAGTGCCGCCATTACGGTGGTCAATGCCAATACTTACACTTATGCGGTGGCCAATAGTGGGGCGACTAGCGGGAACGTGAACGTGGTGAACCTGACGAAAATGGAGTTGGTGCGCCAGTATGATAGCAATGGCGACCGCAACATTGTGGCTACGGGGACGGCGGCGGAGCTTGGGTATTACAAGGTGCGGGTGACTAATTATGTGAGTAACACCAATGCGCGGGCGGTGTTGGAAAGCCGGGGGATTTTTGAGGAAGGGCTATTCCGCGTGGATACGTTTAATAGCTCGTCGCAAGTGACGGGCACGGTGATCAAGCCGTGCGGACTGGCGACCGGGGCGCGGTGGAGTGCCACGGCCAAGCAAGATGCGTTTAATGGCAAGTATGGGTATCCGCGCACGGTGGCGGTGCATGAGCAACGGCTATGTTTTTCCGGAACGACGATGAAACCGCAGTCGGTTTGGTGCAGCCAGACCGATGATTTTGAGAATTTTGAACTTGGCACGTCGGACGCGGCAGGGATGCAGTTTGATATTGCCGCCAGCGAGGGCAACCGGATCAGTTGGATGTTTAGCCAAAAGCGGTTGATGATCGGGACGGCGGGCGATGAGTGGACAATCGGCGGGGCCGACAGCGGGCCGATGACGGCCAGCAATGTGCAGGTGCAGCGGCAGGCGAGCTTTGGCAGCAAGTATATGCGGGCGGTGCTGCTCAATGACATTTTGCTCTTTGTGCAGCGGCGCGGGCGCAAGGTGCGGGAGTTGGTCTATAACTTCGACCGGGACGGGTGGGTGGCTCCGGATTTGACCGTGCTTTCGGAGCATATTTCTGACTCGGGGCTGGAGGAGATGAGTTTTCAGCAGCAGCCGGATGCGGTGCTTTGGGCGGTGCGCAACGATGGCATCTTAATCGGGATGGCGTATGAGCGGGATCAGAACGTGGTGGCGTGGCATCAGCACAATACGGACGGGGATTTTGAAAGCGTGGCCACGATCTACGGGCTGGATAACGCGGATGATGAGGTGTGGCTGTGTGTGAAGCGGACGATCAACGGGCAGGTGGTGCGCTATATCGAGCGTTTCCACCCGCAAGTGCGGACGGCGTTTTTCGAGGAGGATAAGCCGAATTGGTGGTATCTGGATTGTGCCAAGCGGTATAGCGGGGCGGCAACCACCACGATCACGGGGCTGGGGCATCTGGAGGGCAAGACGGTCGATGTGCTGGCCGATGGTGCGGTGGCGGTGGCGCGGGTGGTGTCGGGTGGGCAAATCACGCTGGAAAAGCCAGCCAGCACGGTGCTGGTGGGATTGCCGTATGTCTCGCTGGTGCAGCCGATGAAGTTTGACTTTCAACTGCAAGACGGGCCGACACGGGGGCGTAATAAGCGGATCAACCGGGTGAATGTGAGCCTCTACAAGTCGTTGGGCGGGCAGGTGAGCACGGATGATCAGGAATGGCTGTGGCTTTACCCGCGGGACTGGAATGATGCAATGGATGATTCGCCACGGGTTTTCAGCGGGGAAAAGGAAGTGGTGGTGGGGGGAGACTATTCGACCAATGCGGATTTAAGCCTGCGGCAGACGTTGCCCTATCCCTTCACGATCCGGGCGCTGGTGGTGAAGTTGGATGCCTACGGGGATTGACCAATGCCCTACTGTTTTGACTAGACCAATGGAACCTAAACTTCAACTTCGCATGTTTGATTCGGCTAAGGATTATGACATGGTTGCCGATTGGTGGCGGGGGCACGGGTGGAATCCGGTGCCGTCTTATTTTTTGCCCAAGCTGGGCGTGGTTGCTTGCTGGATAGAGGGTGAAAAGACCAAAGACACTGCCGCGGCTTGGCTTTACATGGACAATTCATCCCCGGTCTGTTGGCTGGAATATATGGTGAGTAATCCCGCGATGAACGCGGGTCGCAGCGTCAAGGCGTTGCGCCATTTGGACACCTTTCTAACCGCTGAGGCGAAGGCAACCGGATATGTCGTGATGATGACCACTTGCAGGCAGGATTCGCTGGTCAAATTTCACGAGAAAAACGGGTTTCGCAAAACTGACGAGGATGTGACGCACCTTGTCAAAATTCTGAACTGAGATGGCCGTCACCACCACAACTGCAGTGATTGCCGGAGCAGCTATTGCCGCGAGCTTAGCCAGCGCGGGCCTTGCCTACTACGGCCAGCAGCAGCAGGCGGCGGCGGCGGAGCGCATGGCGCAATACAATTATGAGGTGCAGCGGCAGCAGAATGATATGCAGGCGCAGATGGCCAAGATGGTGGCTGAGCAGCAGCATCAAGCGGGATTGCAAAATGCGGCGGTGATGGAGCGCGAGGCGCAGCGGGTGGAGATGGAGGCGCGGGAGCGGGCCAAGCGGATGCGCGAGGAGAATGAGCGGATGTTGGGGATGCAGCGGTCGCGGTATGCGGCGGCGGGTGTGACCAGTGAGGGGACGCCTTTGGTGGTGATGGCGGAGACGGCGGGGATGCTGGAGCAAGCCGTGGGTGATGAGCTTTACAAGGCGGATATGGAGCGCATGGCATGGATGCGCAAGGGCGAGGTGGAACGCTGGCAGGCGGGTTACTCGCTGATCGACAAGGCGGCGGCGGAGTATGATTTGGCCAGTGCGAGTGTGCGGGCGTATCCGCTTTTGATGGAGGGGCAGAATATGGCGCAGAATTTGCGGACTTCGAGCTATGGCACGCTCTTGGAAGGAGTTTCGGGGGCGGCGGGAACTTATTACAACATGCCGCGAACCACGGCAGGACAAATGACGCCGCAGGTGCGACGGGCGACGGCGGTAAATCGCGCAGGTTAATATGGCGAACATTCCTCTAGCACAGATACCTAATGCGCCGCAGGCTGGGAGCACGGCGGTGGCTTTGCCCGTGGGGGCAATTCGTGCGCCGCGGGTGGAGCAGATGCCTGTGGTGTCGTTTGCCGCGTTTGATGGCGGTGGTCGCGGGATGCAGGCGCTGGGGCAGAGTATGGCGCGGGCCAATGCGGTAACGACGGATTTTGCCGAGCAGATGGCGAGGGCTAATGATGAGATGAACTTTGCCGCGGCGGATCGTTTGCTGACGGAGAATGTGGCGGCTTTCGAGGTGGAATCTTCGCGGTTGCCGGAAAGCGAGCATGTGACGCTGTGGCAGGAGAAGTATTTGCCGAAGGTGCAGGAGCAGGTGAGTGGCATGGGGCTGACTCCGGTGGGCCGGGCACGGCTGGATGCGTGGATGGTGCAGAAGGGTTCGGAAACCAGCGCGGCGGTTTATACGAGCGCCAACAAGCGACTCATTGAGCGGGGGCGCATGGAGATTCAGAATTACGTGGAGCGGGCCAATAATGAGGGCCGCTATGAGGATGCGATGGGCGGGATTGCCCGTGGCGTTTCCGCGGGGCTTTTTAGCCAAGAGGAAGGCGGCAAGCTGGAGAATGATTTGGTGGAAAAGCGCAAGGTGGACACGCTCACGCAAGCCATACAGCAAAACCCGGCTTTGTGGCGCAAGGAGTTGCGGCAGTATCAGGCGGAGGGGAAAAACCCGCACAATCTGAGGCCGGAGCAGGTGTTGCAGTTTCGCCGGATGGCGGAATCAACGCATGGGCAACTGGTGCAGGATTTGGGCAACGAGATGCTGACGCGATTGGAAACGCAAAGCCCGGCCATCACCAACGAGCAAATCGAGGAGTTTTTTACCCGACCGGATGTGCAAGCGCCGCGGGAGGTGATTCAGAGCTTTAAGAAATACCGTAGTCTGGCCTATGCGCAGACGCCGGAGGGCCAAGCGGAGAAGGCGGATAAATACGGGAAGCTGTGGGGGCAAATCTTTGGTTACAATGCGGAGGGGGATTTGAACTCCAAAGACCCGGAAAAAACGATGACGGAGTATTACAGCTTGCTCGCTCAGGTGAATGCGACGGCTCCGGAGGGCGAGCGCAAGCCGTTTATGGACAAGCTTAACGAGATGGTGAGTAATGCCCGTGAGGGCAAGCGCAGTCGCCGCGATGAGATTGCCAAGGGGCTGGTGGATAAGGTGGAGAAGTTTGCCGAGTGGGGCCAGCTAGGGGATGACGGGGGTTGGCGGGTGATGAAGAAGGATGGCAAGACGGAGCGTGTGCCCAAAGACCCGCAAAAGTATCTCAATGTGCAGCAGAAGAAGATCGAGGCGATTAACGCGGTGCGCGAGATGCTGCGCACGAATCCGGATTTGACCGAAGGGCAGGCGATGGAGCGGTTTAAGGGGATTATGGATGACAAGTTGGAGGCGGGTTCGCTGTTCCAAAAGGAGGTGGATGATCGCGGGTTTTTCGGGACGATTGGGGCGTGGTTTGGCGCGATGGACGCGGGGGAGAGCAAGTCGCGCAATGAGGGCATGTGGCATGTGGGCGATGGCAAGGCGGTGGGCAAGGTGACAAGCTATAACTGGAAGGGTGATCCGTATAGTGACAGCAATTCACGGAATTTGATCGGGGCGTGGAATAATCGCCTGACGGAGAGCAGTCTTGCGGTGTCGCCGGATGTGGAGGCACGGTTTAAGCAGGCAGGAATTGGCGAAGGGGATGCGGTGGAATTGACGCTGGCGGACGGGACAACGGTGGTGCGGACGTGGGATGACCGGACGATGCAGGATGAGCAGGCGCGGCGCAAATTTGGCAAGCCTCTAAGGGGGCGTTTTGATTTTCACCATCCGTATGACGGGCCTTTTGAGAAGGACGGCATGGCGGTGGTCAGTTTCCGTAAAGCGCCAACCGCATGAGTATTAAATTAGCCGATATACCTAACAATAACGAAATGGAGCCTTTGCCTCCCGTGCAACCGTTGGATGCTACGGCTCCGATGGATGATGAGCATTGGAACAAGATTTTTACCGACCAAGAGTATTTTGACGGGATTGCCAAGAGTCGCGGGGTAACGGAGGCGATGCGGACAAGTTTGCACGGTGAGGATTACCCGTATCGGCAGGCGATGATGGGTTATCTATCGGCCAGCCGGAACGTGCCGATGGAGGATGTGCGCAAGATTTACGATGAGGAGAAAGACGGGTTTGCGCAGCGCGTGCTGGGCAAACCCACGGCGAGCAGCCGGGAGTTGTTTGACTGGCAAAAGCAGCAGTTTGCGCGGGCCAATGAACGTAATGCGGCGGCGCGGACGATGATGGAGAATGTGATCAAGCGTAGCCTAGAGGATGCGCTGACGGGCGGCAGCAATGACCATACGCGGGCGGTGACGGAGGATTTGACCAGTTACGGCGAGATGTTTAACGAGGCGGAGCAGTTGGATTTGCGGAAGAAGGCCGATGAGTTGGATATACAAGTGCGCCGGGCGCAAGCGATGGTGAGCGAGGATGCGCGGTGGCTCTTTGACGCATTGCGCCAAAATACCGGGGCCGTGGATCGCGGGGTGGCGGCATGGCAGGGGGGGCAGGCGGTGCCGGAAATGGAGGAGGTGGCCAAGCGGTTTGCCACGTTGCCGGAGCAGCAGCGCAAGGCGGTGTATGAGTTGGTGGCGGGCTTTGGGCAGATTGCCAAGGTGGACAAGGGGTTCTGGTATCAGATGGCGGAAAGCCTCGGACGCGGGGTTAGTGATGTGGCGGAGGTGACGCCGCGGGTGCTGGGAGAAAATGCGCTGGAGGCGCAACTGGCGCAACTGGAGGATGCCAAGCGACCTGTGTTTTTGGTGCCGGGCCGCACGGGGGAAGTGCGGGTGGAAAGGTTTGACCTGCAAGGCACCGGGCCAGCGTCGCCGGAGGAGCGGGCGCAAGCGGCGGAGCGGATACGGGAAAAGCTGGCGGTGCGCCAAGTGCAGCGGGAGTTGCGGGATTTGGCGGAACGGGTGGTTGATCCCATCAAAACGGTGACAAACCTGCCGGAGATTTTGGAGGAGGGGCTTTACGGGGCGGCTCGCAGCTTGCCCTACACGGCGGTGGCGGCGGTTCCTTACGTGGGCATGCCCGCGGTGGCGACGGCGCTGTATGCGCAGAATTATGACCGTTTGCGCTTGGAGCATCCGGAATTGCCCGCGGGGAAGGTCGCGCTGGTGGCGGCGGCATCGGCTCCGATTGAAGCGGCGCTGGAACGTTTGCAGGTGAAGTTGATCACGGGGCGGTTGCCGTGGCTGGGAGGTCTAGTCAAAAAAATGGCGCATCCGAACCAGCGCAACATAACCCGGATCATGCTGGGCAGCGGGGGCATCTTGCTGGAGCAGAATGCGCAAGAGACGGTGCAGGAGTTGACGTTCCCGGTGGCGCGGACGGTGGCGGCGGCGCTGGATGAGGATATGCCGGGCTTTGACTGGCAGGAAAAGATTGAGGGGATGCCGCGGGAATTGGCGGTGCAGTTTGTGGCGCTTTTGCCGTTGTCGCTGGTGGGCATGGGGGCGTTGACGGTGCGGGAGTTGCGCCGGGGCGGGGACTATATCAAGGACAAGGCGAATCTGGAAAAGGTGGGGCTTTCGCCGGAGCAGGTGGATCGGGTGCTGGGGGCGGAGACGCTGGAGGAGGCGGAGGCGATTTACCAAGAGGAGTATAACCGCCGTGATCCGGAGCGGGCGAAGGCCGCAGCCATGAAGTTGATCGAGGAGATGGCCAATACGCCGAATCTCTCGCAGAAGCCGGAGATGCCGACCGTGGAGCGGCAGGGGGCGGATTATGTGGTGCGCAACCGCGAGGGGGTAGAGATGTTGCGCACGCAAGACCCGGATGCGGCGACGTATGAATTTAACAAGCTGATGCAGAGCCGGGAGCAGGCGTTTTACGAAGCGCAGGTGGCGCTGGTGGAGATGTTGCGCAAGGCGAAGGAGGCGCGGGGGCTGACGCCGGATGTTTCGGAGATTGAGTTGGTGGCCAAGGAGGTGATTGAGCCTTACGCGACGATGACGCCGGAGGAGTTGGAGCAGCGGCGCAAGCAGTATGAACTGGAGTATGGCACGGAGGCGGCGGGTGCTTTGGAAGTGGTGGGGGTGAATGTGGCGCAGATGCGCGATGGGGTGTTCCGCGATGTGTCGAAGATCGTGCGGGGCAGTGATCCGCTGGTGGTGGTGGAAGAAGTGGTGGAGGGGGAATTGAAGCGGGCGTGGCAGGATGGGCGCTTTAGCCGGGAGGATATGATCGGGTGGATTCGCCAATATGAGCGGGCCAGCGGGGAAAACATTTTGACCGGGGAAGGTGATGCCGATGTGATCGAGGCCACGTCTTCGCTAGGTGTGGCGTATTTTATGGGGCAGTCGCGGCGGGATTCGCTGCCGGACAAGTTGCGGGCTTTCTTTGAATGGCTCTCGCAGTATTTGCGGGCGATTATGGCGCGGGCTGTGCGGCTAGAGCAGGCGTTGGCGGAGGGGGAAGTGGATCAACGCTTTGAGGCGTTTTTAGCGCAATCGCTGGGCATGGATTTGGATGCGATTTTGGAGAAGCAGGCGAAGGCAGCATTAAGCGGGATTTTGACGGGGACGGAGGGGGAAAGCGCGTTGGCGCAACCGCAGTTGACTGATCCTAGCGGGGTGGCGCGGGGCAAGGAGTTTTCGCGGGTGAATGAACAAAATGTGCAGGCGCTTAATGCGTATCTGGATGGCTTGGAGGAAGGTTTTTACCCGGTGATGAACGGCGACGGGGAGCAGACGTATGTGGTGAAAGTCACGCGGCGCAAGGATGGCAGCAAGCGGGTGGAGTTGTGGACGGCGGACGGCAAGGAATTGGTGGGGGATCGTCGCTCGGTTGTCACGGAGTTGAATTATGCGCCGTCGCAAGATGGGCAGGGCAATACGGTGTGGACAAAAGCGGAGTTGGGGGCCGGACAAAAGCGGATTTATGAGGAACTGACGCCGGAGCAGGAGGAGGAGCTAGCGTGGCAGGCGATGCAGGATCAGCAGGAGGAGGATTTGGACGGGGCAAAGGGAAGTGGAGATGTGGAGCTTTTTACGGCGATTGCCTCTGCGGGGGGATTGCCTTCACCGGGCACGAAGAATGCGCGGCAGTATAGCGGGGAGTTGCGCACGCTGCGGGAGACGTTGCGCGTGGGGCGGGATATTCAAGTCAAAGGGGCGTTTAATCTTTTTCGCACAGATGCGCCGGATTTGGATGCGCTGACCAAGGAGTTGCGACGGTCTGGCTTTGTGGATGTGCAGACGCCGGATGATTTGTTTGAGTTGATTGATCGTCGCATCCGCGGCGGAAAGCCGATCTATGGCTATGAGGGCAAGGGTTGGGCGGAGGTGTATGAGGGGCAGACGTGGGCGGTGCGGGAGAATCGAGATAATTTCTCGCTTGTTGGCTTAGATGCTCAGGCGTATTTTGATTTTGCCAATGTCCCGCAAAGCAAACAGCAAGCTGGTCAGCAAGCCGTCGATGCCGCGGCGCAAGCCAGCGTCGAACCCTACGAGGCCGATTTGCTATCCTCCCGCGGAGGAGTGGATGGGAGCGGGGAGTTGCGAAGCGCCCGAGAACGTCAAGCGGCTGCTTATCAGGCACTCTTAGGCGGAGACGCAAATTTCGTCGCCAAGGCTATCCGTGAGGGTGTGCCGTTGTCGCGGCTGATGCTGGGCTTTATCGGGCGGGAGCCTGTGTCGTTTAATATCCGCGGTGCTATCATCGAAAATCCGCGTGATCTGGCGTTGTATAACTTGGCTCATCGGACGCCGTTTTTTGAAAGCCTTAAGATCGTGGTGGTGGATACGGCTAACCAAGTGATTGCTTCGCAAGTGGTGAGCACGGGCACGGTGAATGAGTCGCTGGCGCATCCGCGGGACATTTTGGCGGTGGTGGAGACGGCGCGGGCTAATCATCCCGGCGTGGCGCTGGGGGGCTTTATGGTGATGCACAATCACCCATCGGGAAATCCTAGCCCAAGCAGTGCAGACAAAAAATTGACGGAGCGGCTGGCGGCGGCAGGAGACGAAATCGGCGTGCCGTTGATTGATCACGTCGTCACCAATGGCGAGTCGTTTTATAGCTTCCGAGAAAATCGGGAAATTACGTATTTGGGCGCAGCAAAAAATGATCCGGCAGCAGGGAGAGCTAATTTGCCCGTGCTGGCGAGGCCGGAGGGTGACATTGCGCCGGGAGCAATGGCGGAGTGGGAAGTCTTGCCTGCTAGCGTAGGCCAGCAACTAAGCCTCTATAATAACGACATACTCAAGGGCGTGCAGCAAACGCTGCAAACGGCAGACCCGAATATGATCCATGTGATTAACGTGGATACTCGCCACGGTATTATTAGTGTGGATCGTTACCCGCTGGGCACGAAGGCGAGCGAGGCGGTCAAGCGCAGTATCACGCAAGGCACGTATGGGGTGTTTGTGTCGCTGCCGTCGATGACTCTGGCCGATGCTGGAGTGATCAAACGCGATTTTCTTGGGGTGTATCAACAGACTTACAGTATCCCGCTGCTCGATGTGGCGGCTTACGGGCAGGAGAGTTTTAGGTCTTTGGGTTTGCTGGAAGAAGCCGATGCGCCTTATAGCGCGGCGCGGGCGGTGGCCTCGGAGCAGCGGGCGGTGGATGGGGCGTATCCGGTGGCCGGGCCTAGCTATGCGGTGCGTCTGGTATCGGTGCATAAGTTAAGCGAGGAAAACTTGGCGTTTGCCGAGCAGATGGGGGGCTTGGCGGTGCCGAGTGTGGCGGTGACGAAGGTGGGCAATGTGGTGGATGGTTTTGGCAAGGTGGCGCTAATTGGCGGGAGGGAGCTTGGTGATCCGGAGGCAAACCCGGTGTTTGATGCGGATGCTTACACCTCGCGCTTCCCAAGGCCGGAATACAAGAAGGTGAAGCAGGCGGTGGCGCAACGGGTGGTCAATAAGTTGCGTCCGTATGAGCAGAAGTTTGGCGATGGTCGCGGCATGTCGCTGCAAGAGGTGTGGGATAATGCGGTGAATAGGCCGCAACCGGATGAGACGGTGAATAAGCTATTGCGGAGCAATATGGCCAAGGCCGCGTATTTGGGGCTGGTGGAGGGCGTGGAGGTGGAACCGCAAATGCGCGAGGTGCCGCAACGCTGGGGGTTGATGGGCACGCGGGCGATGCAGGAGTATGTGGCGCAAGGGGGCGGTTTTAACCTCAATTACGATGATGCGGCAGGCTTGCGCCGTCTGGCGGAGGTGGTGATGGCGGCGGTGGAGGAGCAGGTGGCCGGGAAGTCGCCGGAGGTGCAGAGGATGCTGCGCGAGGCGATGCGGGCGAATGTCAATGAGGATGGCACGTTTGCTTTCGGTCGGCAGTTGCCGCTGGAGCAGGATGCCCGGAATTACGGCAAGATGGAGGTGGATGCGGAGGCGACGGGCAAGGTGCTTGATGAGGCGTTGCGCGGCAAGGAGGCGGCGTTTGATCGCTGGGTGAATGAGACGATTCGCGGGATGTATGAGGCTCCACGGATCAAGGTGAATGGAAGGTGGGAGCCTTATACGCTGGAAAATATCGTGCGGGTGATGACGGCGGGCCGGATCGTGGGGGCGGAGCAGACGATGACTTTTGGCGAGGGCCAGCTACGGGCGGCATCTTCGCGGCGCTTTGGCTCGGTGCAGGAGATGAAGAATGTGGCGGAGGAGGGCATTGCCACGGAAGCGGAGGTGCAGGCGCGGCGGGACGTGGTGAATGCACGGCTGGGGGCATGGCGCGAGGCGCTGATGGGCTACTACAAGTGGCAAAGCTCTTGGGATGCGCTGGATAATTCGATGATGGCGATGGCGGGTTATCTCAAGGCGCAAAGCAGCACGGAGACGGCGATGCGGCGGGCGTTGCTGAGCAAGGATTTTGTGGGGGTGCCTGCGGAGGTTGTGCGGGAGGGGATGGAGATTGCGGCGGAGTTTCGCAATGTCCCGGTGCCGTATTTTGAGAGCAAACCGCAACGGGTCGTGCGGCTGGGTGAGTTTAAGGCGGCGGTGGTGGCGGGCGATGTGTCGCCGGAGACGGTGAATATCCTCAACCGCCACGGGATTGAGGTCTATACGGTGGACAGCGCGAGCACGGCGGCGGATGATGATGTGCAGGCGGCGATGGAAAAGGCGGGTGATGGGGTGTCGTTTGCGGTGCGCCCAAGCGGTGCGGGGGCTGGTGAAAATGTGGCGGTGTTGGATGTGGAGCCGAAATTAACGGGGATGTCGAAGCGAGATGCTGCGGAGACGATTTTACCCGTGTTGCGCGGGTATCAAAAACTTGATGGCGATGCTTTGCCTTTCAATAAGGATTTGGGCCAAAGGGTGCGGTTTTCGGGCAAGACTACGGGGAAACTGGTGTCTTATGCGTCGCATACGCTGGAGGATATGGAGTTGGCGTTTATCCTGCCGATGTTGATTGAAAACGCTGTGTTGGTGGAGAGCAGGGCGGACAGATATGGAAATCCTGAAATCCGCAGTGTGAAGATTTTGGCATCCGTTGCCCGAGTGAATGGCAAGGTGTATGCAGCAAAGTTGACGGTGTTTGACCGTCAAGATGGTGCGGTTTTGTATGACGTGACTGGAAAAGAAATGAGGCTTGCGCCTAGTGTCGTTCAGGTTCCCGAAGGAACTTCCACAACGCTCGCAAGCCTCGGTGCAAATGTGGACGATCTTGTGAGGGCGGTCAAGGGGGATTCTGAGGTGTCTCGGGCGGTGCGTTCGCAGCGGTATTACGATGAGGTGGAGCGGGCGTTGGTGGCGTTGGACAATGATCCGGTGTATCGGCGGGGCCGGGTGGGTTCGGCGTTGAAGCGGTTTAAGAAGATTCGGGATCAGTTTAGCCGGAAGGATGCGGAGCCGTTGTCGCAGATGGAGGCGATTGCCTTTATGGAGGCGCTTATCAGCATACTGCCTCCACAGATGCAGGGGCGCGTGGGCGGTCGGGTGCGGATCGCGCAATTTAAGACGGCGCAAGGGCGGCGTAATTATATCCTCAACCGGATTGCCAAGGTGGATGAGGTGTTGGAGGAGTATTTGCGGGAGGAATACAATGCCGATGCGGTGAGGCTCTTTGCACGGGCGAGGCCGCAACGGGATGAGGCCGGGCAGAAGCCGAAGGGCAAGCTGGGGTATTCGGTGCATGAGCTTTTTAAGACGTTGCAGGAGGCGACGGAGTGGACGCCGGAGGAGGCCGAAGCGCATGTGGCCAAGCTGGAGAAGCGGATGGGCGCGGAGGAAATTTTGGCGGAGGAGGAGGCGCATATTGCGCTGGAGTCGCAGCTTGTGCCGCTGTTTGCCGATTGGCTCCATGCTGATGCGCAGCGTCGGCAGGACGCGGTGATGCTGGGGCAAGAGGTGTGGACGCGGGCGTATCAGGCGGAGCGGGCACGGGTGGAGCGGATGCGCCAAGAACGGGAGGCGGCACGGGAGGAGTTGGCGCGGGCCGCTGGCTCGGAAGGCGATGCCAAAGAACGCTATGAGCGTCTGGCGCGGGAAAACGGGCTTTCGGCGAAGTGGGAGGGGGCGATGCTCAACTTGCTGAATTTTGACCAAGTGATTAGCTATGTCTTTGGCGAAAAATCGGAGGTGGTGCGCAAGCTGGTGACGGCGCAGCGCAAGGCGGATAATGCCAAGGCGGACGGGATTGCGTCGCGCTCGGAGGATTGGGCGCAGTTTGTGAGCCGTCTCGGGGGCGGGGCGATGGCGGGGCAGACGTTGGTCTATGAGCTTTCGCGCACGAATGAGACGGTGCGTGGCATCAAGTTTAGCCAGTTGCAACTGGTGTCTATCACGATGATGTGGAAGCAGGCCAAGGGGCGCGAGCACATGCTAGGCAAGCTGGATGAGTCGGGCGAGCCGACGGGCAAGTGGCATTACAATCAGGCGTTTGTCGATGAGGCGGAGGCGAAGCTGAGGCCGGAGGCGGTGGCAATCCGCGAGTATTTGCTGAAAAAGTATGATGAGGAGTATGATGCGCTCAATGCGGTGTATCGCCGGGTCTATGGGCTGAATCTGCCGAAGGAGCAGTTTTATAGCCCGCTGGTGGTCAACCCGGTAATGGCGACCAAGGAGGGGATGGGGGTTGATCCTCTAACGGGCGCGGTGTATGCGGAGGGGTCGCGGAGTCCGGGGGCGTTGCGCAATCGTGGGGCGGGGGTGGCGGAGCCGATTTTCCGCGATGCGTTGCAGACTTATTTTGCCCACATGCTGCAAATGGAGCATTGGAAGGCGTATGCGGTGCTCAATGGGGAGATGACGGCGGTGATGGGGCACCGGGACATTCGCAATGTGGTGGAGGCCAAGGCCGGGAGGCAGGCGGCAACGGTGGTTTCCAAGTGGCTGCAATACTTCAATGAGGGCGGCAGCAAGGATGCGGCGGCGCATTTGGCGCTCAATCAGGTGTTTAACAATGCGCTCAACCGCGCCTCGGCGATGGCTCTTTTCGGGCGTATCAGCACGCTGGTTCTGCAATCAACGCAGATGGGAGCGGCGGCGGCGAAGATGCCGCTGGGTTCGTATCTCAAGCGATTGTCGATGCTGCTGACGGGGCAGATGGGTTGGGGCGAGTCGTTGCGGTCGCCTTATGTGCAACGGCGTATTGCAGAGATGCCGCCTCAAGTGCAAATCGCCATGCAGGGGCTACTGGCGACCAAGCCGAATAAGGTGCGGGAGGCGGCGCGAAAGCTGGGCCGATTGATCTCCGGATTTGACGGGCTATTTACCGCGGGAACGTATGCGATGGTCTATGACTATCAACGGGGCTTGGCTCTGAAAAACGGGATGACGCGGCAGGAGGCGGAGGCGTTTGCACGGGAGGAGGCGGAGCGGATCACTGATGAGGTGGCGCAACCGACACGGGCGGGGGCACGGTCAATCTGGGAGCTTAATACGACAAATCCGCTAGGACGGATGGCGTGGGCGTTTGGCTCGGAGGCGCGGAAGAATCTGGCTTTGGTGCTGTTTTCGGCCAGCAGGCGACCGAAAGGAGAGCTTGGCCGGGCGTTGCTTTTCGTGATGGTGTTTAACGGGCTGCTGGCCATGGTGATTCGCAATGCGTTCCGTGATCTCAAGGATGGGGACGATGATGAGCTTTTCGATGAGAAAAATTGGGGCTGGGGCCGGATGGCGGCAATGTGGGTGAGTGAACCGCTTTATGGTTTCCCGGTGCTCGGGGAGTCGGCGGAGGGAGCGATTTTTGCGGCGGCTGGGGAATACCAGCCTAAGAGCGGGATGCTGGACGTGAAACAAGCGGTGCCTGCCTTGATGCGCTTGCCGGAGACGGCGGGCGAGGTGCTGACGGGCGAGGCGGATTGGCGGCAGGTGGTGCGCGATGGCAACCGTTTGCTGATGGCCGGGGGGCTGATGAGTTCGACTTTGGCGGCGGCGGCGTCGCTGTCGAATCTAGCGCGGGATGTTTTTGAAATCGGGAAAAGCCGGGTGGGAAATGATGAATAAAAAACTGTTGCCCGCAGTGGGTTTTTCCTTTCTGTTTTGACTAGACCTTATTATGGCCATTCAAGCTGATACTTCACGAGTGCAATACACGGGCAATGCCAGCACGACGCAGGCATATCCTGTGCCGTTTCCGTTTTTTAGCGCGACGCACTTGCGTTGCATTGTGACCACCAACGGCGTGGATGCGCCGATGAATTTTGTGGCCACGGGCGAGGGGAATCCGAACGGCGGGAGCTTGACCACGGTGACGGCGGTTCCGGCAACGAGCACGGTGACGATTTACCGCGAGGTGCCCGCGACGCAGACCACTTCCTATGTCGAAGGTGGGGATTTTCCCGCAGCCAGCCATGAGCGGGCCTTGGATAAGCTGACTATGCTGGTGCAGCAAGTAATTCGTTTAGGTCAAAGAACATTGCGCTTGCCCGAGAGTCAAAATAGCCCGAATGAAATTCCGTCACCAACGGCAGGCACTCAAACACTAACCGCAACAGATGGCCGGTTGGGGTGGTCGCCCACAGTCCCGGTTCCAAGTGTTCCCAGCAATGCTGGAACGTTTGTATTTGGCACGACTGGACAAAACATTTTGCCGACTTGGCAACCCTTACCACAATTTCAAAGCCAAGACATTACAAACGCAGTACTAGATGCCGCCGATGGAGAATATGTTTCACAGCAAAGATATTTTAGCCCACACGCATTGCAGCGGACTTTAAGCATTCTCCACCGAATGGAGACGAAACAGCAGAGTGGAACATTAGTGTTTTTGGGTGTTGGCGACTCAATGGCCCACCGAAAACCAACATGGATAAGCAGATATTTGTTCAACAGATATGAAATTAAAGGGGCGTGCTTAAAAGGGTTGGTCACGAGGTCGTTTGGGGATGTTGATGCTACAACGTTTGATCAGACAAAACCCGCTGAATTTAATTATTGGGAGAATGGCGAAATTGCAAAAGTCAGAACAAACGGCAGTGTTCAATATGGACTTTTGGACGGATTAGGCACAAGTGCTGGGTTTATACTATCCAACGAAATTACAATTTATTCTGTTGCGCGTTCTGGCGGAGGCACATTCAAAGTACAATACAGTACCGACGGTACTAATTGGACTGATGTGCCCGAGTTAAACAATGTCAGCACATCTGCTGGAAGTGCTATTGGGCTAGTATCAAAAGCAACAGTGGCCACGGCAGGTTTTTATCGGTGGCGCGTTTTAGGCTTGTCTGGCGAATCATGGATTATCGGGGCGAAGGCAATAAATACCCTAAACAATGGAGTTGTATTTGGCTTAATAACAAGAGGAGGAATGACCATAGCGCAAAGCAATACGGTGTCTTCAGCCATATTCAATCCTATTATAGCAGATATTAGTCCAGACCTCGTTATGTGGGAGCAGAAGGATGATCCCAGCGATTATGTAAATGGACTACCAACTTATCTTGACAGATGGGCAAATGCGGGAGTGCAACCCGACTGGGTATTAGTGGGCACAAATGATTCTATTGTTAATGATGTAGGTTCAGCGACAGTACGGGCCACAATAAAAAGCGTCGCAGATGCAAGAAAATTAGGGTATTTCGACTTTAATGGCCTCGTCGGCGGATGGGATGGTATTGTCAAAATGGGTTGGCATATTCCTGACGCAGTGCATCTTGCCGATGATGCTCATCAAGTAGGCGCAGCATTGTTTATTAACAATTCGGGAATAAATCTGACGTATAACAGCAT